AGGTTACTTCTTATCTTCTTCTCCATCGTCTTCAGTTTTTGTAACCGTTCTCTTATGACCTCGATACCATCAACATCTGGTTCTAGTACAGCAATTCGATTTTTAATCAACTGAATTTCTAAATCTAATTCTGACCTCTGTCTTTCAACAGAATCTAATTCTTTCATCGTATCTTCAATTTTATTGTTTTGAATTTCAGCAACATCATCAATATATTTTTGCTGAATGTCGATTCGTTCATCAGTCATTTTTAAATCTTGTTCAAACCGATTCAATTTCATACGAGTCTCAACCACTCGTTCACGCAATAGTTGATTCATGGTAGAAAAGATACCAATATCCAACAAGTCCTCTATTACTTCTCTACGATTTGATGCAGATAACTGCATAAATGGTTGAAAGGAACTAGACCCCAAAACGATAATCTGCGTAAAACTTTTATAATTCAGTTTGAGAATATATTTTTCCAACCGTTCCTGATAATCACGAACCGTTGAATCTTGATCCAACATTTTGCCATCAACAAAAATCTCAAATAGATTTGGTTTCATCCCTCTGATAATCTTGTACTCTTTACTACCTACCGTAAATTCAACCTCAACCAGCAAATCTGCATTATTAACAGAATTTATCAATTGTGGTTTATTTATTTTACGAAATGGTTTAGAATAGAGTACATATGTCAATGCATCCAACATGGTTGATTTACCAGAACCATTTTCACCCACAATCAATGTAGTGGGTGAAGCAGTCAAGTCCATTTCGGTAAATGCGTTGCCTGTTGATAGAAAATTTTTCCATCGTACCTTTTTAAAAACGATCATTCTACACTCAATGCCTCTGTATATAATGTCCTAACCATATTTTCCAATTTTGAAGAATCCAAATCTGTTCGATAACCTTTGATATAATTTCCCAATATAGTAATTGTATCCTCAGTACCTTCAATTTGCTGTTCTTCCTGATATTCTTCAAAATTTTCTACAACTGTTAATTGTGCTGGATTAACCTCATATAAACGGTCAATATAAAGATTAAATCTATATGGATCAGTCGGTTTCTCTGCCACAACCACCCTAACAAATTTATCAGTATAAACACTCAAGTCTTCTAATGGTTTCTTTTCATCATAAAAAATCTTGGTGAATAAAGTGTTTGGGTTACGAATAAATTCCAATTCTTGCGTTTCTAAATCAAATATATGAAAACCACGATCTGTACCATAATCTGACCACATCAACTCATATGGTGTGCCTAGATAGTAAATATGTCCATCATCGTTCTTCAAATGAAAATGTCCAGAATACACTCTATCAAATTTGGCAAATATATCTTTGTCTAGTCCATGTGTTGCAATAGAACCTTTAAACATCAAAAATCCTGTTAATTCTAAATGACCCATTGCAATTTCAGCATCTGTTTTGTCCATATGAATATAAGATGCAACTTCATTTTCTGCACAGAGCCAGGGAATGAAACAAACCTTGAGTTTATCACCCAAATTTACAGTTTTTGCTGTATCGTAAATATGCAAATACGGAGTTTCACCATATAACTCATTGACCGAATTAACCTGATTAGTGTTTTTATAGTAAGCATCATGATTCCCGACTATAACGTGAGTCTGAATAGCATTTTCAGTTATTTTCTCTATAAAATTTTCTCTAACATATTTCAATGTCAAATAGGAAACAGATTTTCTTTTGTCCATCAAATCCCCTAAATGTACTATTTCCCTTATATCGTGTTCCTTTAAATACGGAAAAAAGGTATCATCAAAAAACTGATTAATATGTTTCTGAATTACTCTATTATCATTTCTTGCACCAAAATGGGTATCGGTAATAAGTGCAACTTTCACTCCATAAACCTCTCTAAATTTTTCTTATATTTTTTTCTACCTTGCTTCCTTTTCTCCAGTTGTTTTTCAAAATTGATTATGTTTTCTGGATCATTGGTAACAAGTGCTTCTAACCACTGATGTGTTACATTATCATCCTGATCTGAAAACTCTGCTAAATTTTTTTCATCCAGCATTTTCATTGCAACTTTGCTTTTTATATATGATTGCTTTTTTTCTTTTTCAATTCTACGAACGAATGCATAATAAATTATTTGAGTAAAGTATGAAAATGGATTTTTTGATGCATCTGGATTGAAATTGGAACAATATTGTAAACAATTTTCTATACCATCAGCAATCATGTCTTCTTTATAGGTATAGTTGATAAAATTAGGTCGGTATGAAAGACCGTTAGCAATATCCAGAAAACATTTTCCCATAAAATCAGTTGCTGGTGGATCTGGAATTCCTTCCTCCCTTGCCTGATTAATCTCCTTCTTATATTCGACCATCTCTTGATAAAATAACTTATTATCTACATAATGATTATTATTTTTCATGTTTCCCTCGTACTGTTTGGAGTATTATAACATATTTTACTAAAAAAGTCAAGAAATAAAAAAAACTTGACAAATGAAATTTTATATGGTAAGCTTGGCTTGTCCTGCCAAAGGGGAGCAAATTACAGGGAAAATTCCTTTACATGGAAGTCAAATTTTTCATCACGATATATTTTTATTCTCTCCAATAAATGTTTCCAAGTGTAATTTTGATGTGATAAGTAGGTAAGGTTATCCGAAACATCAAAAAGATTTGCTTTTATTTTGCTTTCGGATTTTCTGAGAACACGCCCGATACTCTGCAAATTGCGTATTCTACTTTTGGTGGGTGAGGCAAATATAATGTTATGTAAGTTACGGATGTTGACACCAGTGCTATACGTTCCGTAGGATGCAACGATAATATTACTATCTCCAACCTCAGTTTCATTTCGTATTCTTTCTCTTTCAAGAGTTTTTACCCCACCATGTATAAAACTGACATTTCTATCAGGCATTTTTTCGGTGATTAAATCATACAATATAGTTCCATGCTTTTCCACCAATTGATATAAAATTAACGTATTTCCTGTCAATTTGGAAACCATTTCCACTAGGAAATTATTTCTCAATTCATTGGTTACTAAAAAATCAATTTCTTGTTGATAATCATATTCTCTGGTTTGCTGGCATACTTCCTTTGCATATTTTAATACAATACAATGTATGTCCAAATTTGCCAAATAATTTTCAGTCATCAATTTCTTGGTTGTCGTAACTTGCTTGACAACACCAAACAATCCTTCAAGTACTAATTGATGGGTTTTTGTTCCATCTAAAGTTCCAGTTGTACCAATTCTATATTCAGCATTAACCAATTTAGTCATAATCGAAGTTAAAGATTTTGCTTTGAAACCATGTGCTTCATCACCAATAACCACTTCAAATCTCTTAAAGAAATCCTTTTTTTCATTTACTAATGATTGCCATGTTGATATAACAATTGGCAGATCAGTTTTTCTTGATTGACCCGAATATATTCTATGACAATTCAAATCAACATACCACTTATCATTAGTCGAATAATCCATAAAATCGTTGTACATCTGTTCGACCAAAGAAGTGGTAGGAACAATTATTAAAGATTGTTTTTTTAGGTATCTCAATAGAGCATAAATTATTAAAGATTTTCCAGATGCTGTTGGTGAAATAAGAAGTGCTTTTCTGCTGGTGAGTGCATGATTAATTGCATCTTTTTGATAATCACGAACATCAATTCCCTTTCCATTAGACTGTAATTTCAATGAATCAACGAACTCATTACTAATCTGAGTCCGTTCTATTTTCATTTCTTTAGGGTACTCATATTTATATTTCCGTTTATCAGCAAATTGTAAAACGTATGGTAGCAAACCACCATAGAGTTTTCTAGTTGCGATGGAATATAAACGAATCTTTCCATCCCAAAGTTTGGCACGATAAGATGGAACAAAAGTGTAGCCAGGAACGTAGAATGTAAAAAAATCACACAATTCTTGGGCAATGCCCATTTCACAATCAATTTTAATATACACCTCATCTATTTTTGAGATGTATAGTGCATTAGGTAATACCATTTTGTAGTTTTTCCCATTCAATATAGTTTTTACAAGCAAACGACTTATTACTAATATTCTTCAGAGTTTGCTCAAGAAATTCAACTTTTGCCTTTTGATATTCAATACCTTCATTCAATTTTGCCAAATCATCGTCTGCATCGAGATAAATCGGCAAATCTCCTCTCAGAACTTTAATATCAAAAGGATTTTCCTTGTAAATTTGTGGTGATTTTTTTCCACTATAATATTCATGTTTATTTTTGTACAATTTGCTATATTCTTGTTTTTTTCTGGTGAGTTCTAGTTTTTGAGTGATTAATAATTTTAAATATTTGTCATAAAGATATGGTATTTTACTATTGGTGGTTATCAAGTCATCTTTCATATCCTTTTCTGTTTCTGCATATAATTGTTGTAACGTCATCATGTAACTGTTTTGATTGTATAATCCTTTATTGCAAAAGAAGCACTAACTGTAATAGCGGCAACTTCTGTATCTTGTGTTGTAAATTCAATTGCCCCCAATGAAGTTGGAAACATACCATTAAATTCGACATTTCGATTGGCATTCATAGTATTAGTTAAAATATGTAATGTGGCATCCGATACCAAATCACCTTCGTCTGTGAAATTATTTGTCGGTGCTTCTAATAATGCCTTATGTGCAGTAAAGTTGTCAGGTGAAGATAATCCACGCATCCATGTTTGTATTTCACTATAATTTGCCAAATCTTCATCAACAACAAAACTCAAATCGACTGTACCAATAGTCAAATTATCACCATAAATTGGGAATGCTCTCAAAGGTGTTGGTACACTAATTTCTGAAAGTGATAGATCAGGTACATTTACAGTTTGACAAAAATATGACACGTTAGGCAACTTTTTAATAGTTAAACGAAACCCAACTGGTGATAGTAAATTATAATTGTCTGGTAAATTGTCTAAGAAACTCATGATACCCCTCTAATCATTTATATTTAGGCAACAAAAAAGGGGCCCTAGCGACAAGGCCCCTTTTTGTGGGAGGAAAAGTAGGTCTGTGATGATAACTCCCTTATAAACAGAGGAATTACCCCCTGAGTTAGCCCTAAGGTAGAACTAATCTTACATTAAGTTTGTAACTTTGACTTTACGATAATACGAATTACCATTGCTAGTATTAGTCGTATCAGCTGGTTTGGTCAATGTCGTGAACGGATTAGCAGTAATTCCATATCGGGTTTTGAAACCGATTTTTGGTTGGAATGTTTGCTCACCAGTTGCTTTTACCATTTGTAATGGTACATATGGACAATAGAAGATTCCAGCATCAAATGGTGAAGAACCTTTATATCCAACGGAATAAAATTCATTAGCAGAACTGAAATATGGATCGACATATACTTTATACTTACCATTTAAAGTACCTACGAACGTATTTCCAGCAACACCATCAGCAGAAAGTTGTTCAGCAGCGCCAGTATCCAATGTACCTGTCATTGACAGAGCAGCGGCAACATCAGCACTACAAATGATGAAATTTCCACGTCCACGTCTGGTATCAACAGCAATAGCATTAGCATCACGTTCTAAACTGAAATGCAAACCTTTGAACTTTTCGACTGACCAACGACCATTAGAGTCGGTATCTAGGTCAAAAGTACCAGCAGTAGTAACACCAGTTTGAGCGCCATACTTAGCACCATTTAAGACTGTACGAATAACTTCTCGGTTGATTTCTGCTAAGATTTCAGTTGAGAGGATATTTGACAGTTCTGTTTCAGCATCAAGACCATGAACTGCTTTCAAGTCTTGTGCTAATTC